CTCCGTCGATTTCCCCGCCCCCTCGGGCCGTTCCCGGGCCGATCGGCGTCGTTGCGGCTGATCGTGGCGTGATCCGGGCGGCTCGTCGCAGACTGGGCTGATGCCGCGACGGGGTTCGCCGTACGGGCCGGGCTATGAGCGGGCCCGGGCCCGGCTGCTGGCGGGGCGGCCGTTGTGCTGGCGGGGGTGTGGGCGGCGGGCGACGGAGCTGGATCATGATCCGCCGCTGGCCCGGCATCGCCATGTGGAGGGTGGCGGGTGTTGTGTGCTGCGGCCGGCGTGTGGGCCGTGTCAGCGTCGGCAGGCCGTCGATTTGGCGAACGAGACCCGCAGCGGCCGGGGTGTGGTGCTCGACGAGGTCGAGGAGGAGGCCGAGCCGGTCGGGTTCGATGTCGACGAGGCGGTGTGGGACGTGGCGTGGTTGGACGAGCTGCGCGAGGTGCCGGGCGACGCGGTGTGGCCGCGGTTGATGACGTTGCCGCATCCGGCGGCGGTCGATTCGCTGGGGGTCGAGTTCGAGTGGTGGGTGCGGGCTCGGACGGGTCGGCGGCTGCGCTGGTTCCAGCGCCTCGTCGTGTGCCGGCTGTTGGAGGTCGATGCCGATGGTCGGCTGGTGTGGGAGTCGGCGGTGTGGTCGATGGCCCGCCAGTTGGGCAAGTCGTGGCTGCTGCGCGAGCTGATCATGTGGCGGCTGCATCAGGGTGAGCGTTTCGGCTGTCCGCAGGAGATCGCGCACATGGCGATGACGGTGCAGCACGCCTTGGACGTGTTGGAGCCGGAGCAGCGTTGGGCCAAGGCGCGCCGCGGGGACTATGCGGTGGGGGAGGCGCACGACGACGAGTCGATCACCCGCATGTTCGACGAGTCGCGGTGGCTGGTCGTGTCGAAGGGGACGAAGCGTTCGGGTGGGGCGTACGGCAAGTCGACGGGGTTGGCGGTGGTCGACGAGGGGTGGGCGGTGCGCGCGGCGGCGGTCGACGACGCGTTGGAGCCGACGACGGTGGCGATGCCCCAGTCGCAGCTGCTGTTGGTGTCGACGGCGCATCGGATGGCGACGTCGCTGATGCTGGATCGGCGGGCCGCTGCGTTGGCGGCGCTCGATGACGGCAGCGACGGTGATCTGATCATCGAGTGGTCGGCGCCGTTCGACGCCGAGCTGGAGGATCGTGAGATGTGGCGGCTGGCGTCGCCGTACTGGACGGCGCAACGTGAACGGCTGATCGCCAAGGCGGTGCGGCGTGCCCTGTCGGGGCAGGCGTCGGATGATCCTGACGAGCCGGACCCGGTGCAGGCGGTGCGGGCGCAATGGCTGAACATCTGGCCGCGCCGGTTGACGGTCGGCGGTGGCGAGCAGCTCGTCGACGTGGCGGCGTGGCGCAGTCTGCGCCGCCCGGCCGAGGCGTGTGCGGGCCGGTTGTGGGTGGCGGTGGAGGACAACTTCGGGCACGGCGCAGCGGTGGCGGCGGTCGCCGAGCTCGGCGACGACGTGTTCGAGGTCGACGGCTGGCTGGCCGCGGATCGGGTCGAGGCGGTCGCCCAGGCCGAGGCGTTGATCGCGGCGCACCCGGCCCCCGCCACGCTGGTGCTCGGCCCGTCGTTGGATCGGGCACGTCGCACATGTCAGCGGGCCGGGTCGGGCGAGACCCGCTACGGGCTGCCCCTGTTGCGGTCGCTGGTGGCGCAGCGCCGGCTGGTACACGACGACACCCCCGAGCTCGACGAGCAGATCGCCGCGGTGCGGGTGCGTCAGGTGATCGGCGGGCTGCACCTTGTCGGTGGGAAGCGGGCCGATCTGGTGCGGGCGGTGTGCTGGGCGCTGCGCGCCGCGGTGGTGCGCCGCCCCGCCCCGGCGATCCGTTGAACGCCGTCAGGTAGCAGCGTGCTCGCTGACGCGAGCGGCGAGGCGTACGCTGGGCTGCCGATGTGGGAGCGGGTGACGCGGCGCGGCGGGTCGGTGGTCGAGCAGCGCGCGCTGCGGCCCCCGGCGGCGGGGGTGACACCGAACGACACGGTGCCACCAGAGTCGGATCCGGGGACGGTCGGCCCGCCCGATGCCCGCCCCGGCGACCCTGACGGGGTGGGCGCCGACGAGTCGTGGATGACCCCGGCGCCGCCGTGGCCGCCGTCGATCATCCGTCCCTCCCCGTGGTCGGGGTGGCCGGCCGAGTGGGCGACACCGAACTGGTGGGGTCGCGCTGAGATGATGTGTGACGTCGCCTGGGCGGCGCTCGACCTGAACAGCTCGCTGCTGGCGACGATGCCGCCGTATCTCGTCGGGGCGGCACCGTCGCTGCCGTCGGCGTGGATCGACAATCCGGACCCGGACCACTACACGTCGTGGGACGAGTTCGCCAAGCAACTGTTCTGGGACTACCAGTGCGGCGAGGTGTACGTCGTGGCCACGGCCCGCTACGACAACGGGTTCCCGGCCCGGTTCCATGTCGTGCCGCCGTGGACGGTCAACGTCGACCTGGTCGCCGGGATCCGCCGCTACTCGATCGGTTCGCTGGACGTCACCGACGACATGCTGGCGGTCCGCTACAAGTCGACGGTTGACGGGGCCCGCGGTGTCGGCCCGCTCGACGTCGGCCGGGCCCGGCTCGTCGCCTGCGCCCTGCTGATGCGTTACGCCTCCAACTTCGTCGGCTCCGGCGGGATCCCCGGCGCCGTGCTGACCCATCCCGACGAGCTGACCGCCGAGCAGGCCGCCACGTTGCAAACCCAGTGGGTCGAGGCGCGCATGTCGTCGATCGGGCTGCCGGCGGTGCTGTCGGGCGGGCTCAGCTTCGAAACGTTGCAGCTGTCCCCGAAGGATCTCGCCCTCGTCGAGCTCGCCCAGTTGACCGAGTCGCGCATCGCCGTCCTGTTGGGGGTGCCGCCTTTCCTGCTCGGCCTGCCGTCGGGTGGCGACTCGATGACGTACAGCAACGTGGTGTCGATCTTCGACTATCACTGGCGGGCGTCGCTGCGCCCCAAGGCGCAGACGGTGATGGCGGCCCTGTCGCAGTGGCTCACGCCGCGCGGCACCCGCATCGAAGTGAACCGTGACGCCTACGTGCAGCCAGCCCCGTTGGAACGGGCCCAGACCTACGAGATCTACAGCCGCATCCGCGACGAGAGGGGCAATCCGGTGCTGACCCGCGACGAGATCCGCGCCTCGGAACGTTTCAATCTGGGCGACCCGACCCATCTCGCCGCCGGGGTGCTGCGATGAGCGACACCCTGCTGGTCGAGCGGCTCCCGCTCGAGTTCCGCACCGCCATCACCCTCGACGTCCGGTTCCCGGACCGGGTCATCGACCTGGTCGCCGTCCCCTACGACGAGGAAACCGTCGTCGACGTTCACGGCCGGACGGTGATCGAGTCGATCGCCCCGGGCAGCTTCGACGGGATCGAGAAGCGGGCCAACCGGATCAAAGTCAACCGTGACCACGACGTGCTGCGCACCGTCGGACGGGTCATCGGACTGCACCCGGCCGACCCGCACGGGTTGCGAGCCGAGCTGCGCATCGGACGCAGCCCGCTCGGCGACGAAACGTTGGAGTACGCCGCCGACGGCATCCTGGACGCGTCGATCGGGTTCGCCCCGTTCCCCGGACACGAGACGTGGACCGACAACCGGACCCGACGGCGGGTCACCAAGGCGTACCTCGGGCACATCGCCCTCGTCCCCGAAGCCGCCTACGAAGGGGCGCAGGTCACCGCGGTCCGCCACGCCGCCAGCCCGCCGACCCGGGTGCCGACCCCGAACCTGGACCGGTGGCGGGCCCTCCAACTCGAGCAGCTGTATCACTGAATCGTTGACAGCGCCACCATCGCCGCGCGTACGCTGCAGCGCTGAGAGCGACGCACTACCTGGGGAGCAGCCCGACGGCTAGGAGCCGGCCTCAGTAGCGGGTGACGAGCCCTCGTCCAACACACGCACGCTGTTGCACGAGAGGAGCCACCCCGATGGGTGCGACCGACCAGATGCTCGCCCGGCTGCAAGCCGAGATCGACGAGCGCCAAACCCAGATCGACGGGATCGTCTCGGGCGCCGAAACCGCCGGACGTGACCTCGACGAGAAAGAGCTCGAACTGCTGGAGCGGTTCGGGAACCGCCTCAAGATCCTCCGAGCCCAGATCGAACCGATCGGCGAGACCGCCAAGATCACCGCCGAGTCACGGGCCCGCATGTCGGAGATCTCTGGGCACATCGCCGCCGTGCGTTCACCGGAGATGGCCCAGAAGGTCGAGTACCGGTCGGCCGGCGCCTACGTGATGGACGTCATCCGGGCCGGCACCGGCAACACCGACGCGGTGCAACGCCTCGACCTGTTCCACCGGGCCGCCGCCCACCAGACGACCGCCGACAACCCGGGTCTGTTGCCCGAGCAGATCCTCGGGCCGGTCGTCAACTTCATCGACACCGCCCGACCCGTCGTCGCCGCGCTCGGCCCGCGCAACCTGCCGTCGGGGTCGTGGTCGCGGCCACGCATCACCCAGCACACCCAGGTCGGCCAGCAGACCGCCGAGAAGACCGAGCTGCCGTCACGCAAGCTGATCCTGGGCAAGGTGCCCGTCGCCGGTGACACCTACGGCGGCTACGTCAACGTGTCCCGCCAGAACATGGACTGGTCGCAACCCCAGATCCTCGACATCGTCATCAACGACCTCACCGGCCAGTACGCCATCGAAACCGAAGGCGCCGCCTGCGACACGCTCGTCGCCGCTGCCACCGACGGCCCTGATATCCCTGCCGACGCCGACAACCAGGCGATCGCCGCGGCGCTGTGGTCGGCGGCCGGTTCGGCGTTCGCCGCGATGCAAGGCCAGGGCCGGCTGATCCTGGCGGTGTCCCCCGACCGCCTCGGCCTGGTCGGCCCGCTGTTCGCCCCGGTGAACCCGCAGAACGCCCAGTCGACGGGGTTCTCGGCGGGCAGTTTCGGGTCGGGGGCGATGGGGGCGATCTCGGGGATCACCGTCGTCATGTCGGCCGGGCTGCCGGCCGGGACGATGCTCGTCATCTCCACCGCCGCAGCCGAGGTGTACGAGGACCGGGTCGGTGCCCTGCAGGTGATCGAGCCGTCGGTGCTCGGCACCCAGGTCGCCTACGCCGGCTACTTCTCGACGCTCGTGTTGGAGCCGGCCGGGGTCATCGCGATCGGGGCTGCGCCGTGAGCGACGACACACCCGGCGAACAGCGCGCTGACGTCGAAGGCAACGTGAACGGCGGCGAGGTCGATTCGCCGCTCGTCAACGACGCCGTCGTCGGCGTCGACTATGTCACCCCCGGCGACGACCCCGAACCCGACCCCGACCCCGAGCCCGAACCGGAACCGGAACCCGAACCGGAACCGGAACCCGAACCGGAAGAGCCGGAGCCGAAGTGAGCGAGGTGGCACCGCCAGCCGGCGCCCTGTGGGACGTCGACGACATCGCACAGCGCGCCCTGGCGGTGCTGCGCCTCGGCCCCGGCGACGTCGACGAAACCCGTGTCCAAGACGCCGTCGTCGCCGCCACCGCCCGCATCGACTCGATGCTCGACCAGCCCGAACCGGTCACCCCGACCGGCCCGATGACCGACTCGGCGGTGCAGGTCACCGTCGGCCTGTACCGCCGCAAGGACGCCCCACTCGGCGTCACCGACGCATGGTCGGCCGACACCGTCGCGCTGACGGTGCCGGGCAGCCCGCTCGCCGGGGTACGGGCCGAGCTGCTCCCCGACAAGGCCCGCTGGGGGGTGAGCTGACAGTGAGTGTCCTGTCCGACGCCCGTGCCGTGCTGCACGCCGAACTCGTCCACGTCGTCGACGAACCGGTCAACGGGCTGCAGCTCACCGCCGGCCGGGTGCATCAGTGGCCGGCCCCGCAACCCAACGCCCCGTGTCTGTGGATCGAGCAGTGCCTCGGTGACCTCGTCGAAACCGGCCGGCTCGGCACCGTGCTGGTCGAAGACGTCACATTCCCCGTCGCCGTCGTCTACGACGGCGCCGACCGCGCCCAGGTCGCCGGCCTGGACGAGCTCGTCGCCCGGGTGTGGGACGCGGCGTGGCGTGCCGGGCGTCCCACCGGCTGGCGGCCCGGCCCGATCAATGTCGGCGGCCCCAGCCTGCGCGCCACCTACCTCGACGTCGACATGCGTGTCGGCGCCGTCACCCTGTGCGGCTCCGTGGCCGCCCGAACCCTGGAGGTCCCAGTTGGCTGAATCAGCCAACGGTGACGCGCCGCTTGGCGTACTTCGCCCGGGTACTCGCCCGGGCGCATTCCCGGCAGTACCGGTCGCGCCGGCCATTACGTCGCGTCGTCCACGCGACGTTGTCGCCCTCCATCGGGTGCCCGTGCTTGCAGACGTCGATGCGTTGGCCACGCTGCCGATGCGGACCGGGGTTCGCCTTGGACGTCTCGCGGTGTCGTCGTTGGGCGGCACGGGAGCACGTGACACACATGCGTCTCAGCGAACCGGTCTTGCCTACAAGGATGCGCAGGTTGTCGCCGGCATAGGGATGGCCTGCGGGACAGTGCGTCTTGGCCGTGTTCGACGCCCGCGCCTTGCGCGCCATGTCCTGCATGTTCTCTGCCTGGCTCGCCACGAACAAGTGCGTCGGATTGATGCACGCCCGATTGCTGCAGCGATGACAGACGCACATCCCGTCGGGGATCGGACCGATGTACAGCAGCCACGCGAGCCGATGCGCTCGCATCATTCGATGCTCCCACCACAGATGCCCGTACCCAGTGGGATCACGGGCTCCCGTCCAGATCCAACAGCCATCGGGTCGGCACTCGATACGCCGCTCGAAGCGCTGCCGTTCGGCGCTCGTCGCCACGTCCGAGGAGGTTAGTGCCATCGCCGACCCCGTCATCTTCCAAGTCGACAACGGCCTGCTGCTGTTCTCGGTGGTCGACACCGCCGCCCCCGGCTACCTGCCGTCGTGGAACGCGCCCGGCGGCAAGACCGTCGACACGGTCACCGCCGCCGACTACGACGCCGATTCGGACACCTGGTCGTGTCAGGTCACCTCCGGCATGTTGACCCCGTCGGCGGACACCACCACCACCGACGTGCCCGCCACGTTCTGCGCGGCGGCCCGCACGATCCCCACTCCCGGCCAGACGTCGTACACGTTGGACGCCGAGTTCCTGCAAGACCCGACGATCTCGACGGGCCTGTCACGGTTCCTGTTCGAGCACGACACCGAAGAGGCCTACTTCATGCTCGGGTTGAACGGTGAGGACCCACCCAAGGCGATCGGCCGGGTGCGGGTGCAGGCCGGCGCGTTCGGTGGGGCCGCCCGCACCACGTTGACGGCGACGGTGTCGCTGCCCCTGTCGCAGAAGCCGTCGATCGAGTGGGGTGACGCCACCACGTCGGTGATCACCTCGTTTGCCGAACCTGCCGCCGAGACCGACGACGAGTCGTCCGGTGAGGAAGTTGGGGAGCCGGTGCCGGCGGGGGCTGGCGCCACGCCGTGAGCTCGGGCGGGGCCACGGTGCGCCAGTGGGCCCGCGACATCGGGCGGTTCGCTGACGACTGGCCGGCGCAAGGCGCCGACGTGCTGGCCCGCGCCGTCCAGGACCAGCTGCGGGCCGACACCGGCGGCGACGGCGGGTTCTCCCGTGGCCGCAACCTGGGCCGCGCCGATGTGACCGTCGATCCCGGCCGTGGCCAAGCGGAGGTGGCCGGGTCGGGATCAATGGCGGTGTGGACGATGTTGGAGCACGGCACCCGCCCCCACGAAGTGCGGGCCGGGCGGGGCCGGGTGCTGGCCACCCCGTACGGGCCACGCCCCTATGTGCGGGTGTCGGGGATGCGCCCCAAGCGCACCTGGACACGCGGCGTCCAAGCCGGCATGCCCCAAGTGGGACGTGACGGCGACCAGGCGTGGGGACGGGTCGGTGGCTGATGGCCCGTGACGCCGAGTTCCGGGCCCGGATCACCGTCGACGGCGCCGACCAGGCAGAAGCACAGCTCGACGATCTCGCCCAAGTCGCCAGCGACCTGGAGGAACCGGTCGAGCTCGACGTCAAGTCCGACCTGTCCCGAGTGTTGTCGGACCTGGAGTCGTTGAGCAGCGAGATGCGGGCGACGACCCAGGCAGCTGACACGCTCGGCCAGGCGCTCGGCCCGGAACTCTCATCAAAGGCCGATCTGACCACCGTCGTCACCGAGCTCCGGTCGATGGGTCTGACGTTCGACGACATCGAAGGCAACGCCGACCAGCTCGCCGCCAAGTTGCGTGAACTCGCCGCCGCCGACGTTGGTGGCTCACTCGGCCAGAGCCTCGGGACCGCCCGCGGTGAAACCGAGAAGCTGTCGGACTCGGCGCGGGGCGCCAACTCGGCGTTGGCCAACATGGTCGGCAACACCGCCCAAGACCTCGGCGCCCTCGGCGGGGTCGCCGGGTCGGCCGGAGTCGCCATCGGCCAGATGGCCGAGTACATGTCAGACGCCACCCTCGGCGGCGAAGCGCTCGGCTCAGCGCTCAAGTCGATGGCCACCGTCGCCGGCCCGGTCGCCGCCCTGGGCATCGCCATGCAACTGGTCAGCAGCCAGATGGACGCCATGCGCAAAGGCCAAGAGGCGACCAAGGCGTTCCACACCGACCAGATCGAAGCATTCACCGACGCCCTGCGCGAAGGTGGTGACGCCGCCGAGAACTACTCCAAGCATCTCGCCGACACCGGACAGATCATCGCCTCCACCGGCCAGAAGGCGGGGCCGGCGTGGGCGAAGATCATCCCCGGCGTCAGCGACGTGACCGGCGCCCTCGGCGTGCTCGGCAGATACGGCGACGTCCTCGAGGATCTCACCCGCACCCTCGACAAGGCGGGAATCTCCGCTGAACGATGGTCGCAGATCGTCACGTCGGCGAGCCCGGTGCAGGCGATGAACCAGCTGCGCACCGCCACCGACCAGATGAACCTGTCCGACGACGAACGAGCCGACATCCTCACCGGTGCCCGCGCCGCCCAAGAGGACTACGCCAAGGCGCAGCAGAAGGCGGCGATCGCCAACCGGGTGTTCGGCGAGTCCGCCGACAGCGTCAACGAGATCCTGCAAGACACCCTCGCCCAGGCCGACCCGCTCGCCCAGTTCACCGATCTGTGGGACCGACTGTTCGCCGACATGGCCGACGGCACGATCGACGCCCAGGGCACCGCCGCGGCGGTCGACCTGCTCGCCGACAACCTTGGGATGACCCGCGAACAGGTCATCGGGCTCGCCCAAGAGCACCTCGACGACGAGTTCCAGAAGCAGGCCGACGCCGCCGAGGAGGCCGCCAAAGCGGCCGCCGACTACACGATCAAACTGGCCGGCACACAGACCACGATCGATCAGCTCGGCGACGCGTTCGGGGAGATGGGCCGCAACGCCGACGCCATCTCACAGATCTTCGCCCTCGGTGACGCCCCGCTCGAAGCCGCCTCCGACGTCCGTGACATCTCCGAGGCGATCGGCGGGCTCGGCGACGCCGCCAAAGGCATCGACCTGTCCAAACCGCTCGACCCGGCCAACCTCAAGGCCGACAAGCTGCTCGACGCCTTGGATCAGCTGCGCCCGCAGATCCAGCAGCGCATCACCGACGCCTTCGCCACCGGCGGCCCCGCCGCCGCCCAGGCCACCGCCGACAGCTACGTCAACCAGATCGTCCAAGCGTTGCACGGCCAGCTCACCGCCGATGAGGTCCGCAGCCTGCTCGGCCTCGACGACCTCGAAGCCAAGATCCGGGTCGCCGTCGACCGCTCCGCCCTCGACCAGGCCAAAGCCTCGCTCGACGCCCTCACCGGGCTGACGGGGGAGACGCCGTGGACGGCGACGATCCGCATGGCGCTCGACGCCGGCGACATCTCCCCCGACGCCGCCCAAAGCTTGATCAACGCCCAGCTCGCCGGCGCCGGCGTCGACATCCCGTCCAGTCTGCAACCGCCGTCGGATGCCGGCCAGACCCTCGTCGAAGCGGCCACCTGGGCCCGTGACCACCCGGTCGACATCCCCACCACGGCCGACCCGTCCGGCGCCGCCAAGGACGTCTCCGGTTGGGCCAAGGGCAAGCAGCCGACGGCGACGATCCCGACCGACGCCAACACGAAACCGGCCGAGGATGAGCGTCGAGGGTTCGTGCAGCAGACCGAGTCCACCAAGCCGGTGGTGACCGTCGACGCCAACACGAAGGCGGCGATCTCCACGATGCTCTACCTGAAGATCCTGTCCGGGCTGCTGCAGCCGGTCGTCACGGTCACCGCCAACACCAACCCGGCCCGGCTCGGCATCTGGGCGCTCACCCAGATGCGTCCGACGGTGCCGGTCACCGCATACCTGTCGGACTATCCGTCGGCGGGGACGATCGCCAACCGCATCGGCACCGTCCGCGTCCCCGTCGACGCCTACGTCCGTTCCACCCCACGCATCTCCGGCAACTTGGGCGGCTGACATGGACTCGGCGTTCGAGTTCACGACACGGGCCCGACCCCTCTGCCAGATCGGCATCGGCGACGCCCGCGTCGACACCGGGCTCGCTATGTGGGACGTCGCCCGCTGGGACGACCCCGACGCCACCTGGGCGAGCTCGGAGCCGTACTGGCTGGACGTCTCATGCGACACGATCCGTACTGAATGCGCCTACGGGCGTGCCGCCACCACCGACCGGTTCGTTGCCGGCACCGCCACCGTCATCGTCAACAACGACTCCGGCTGGGCCGACCCCAACACCGTCGACGTCCCCGGGATCCTGTCGATCCGTCCGGGCCGGGCGATCCGCTTCGGTGTCACCCACATCACGCTCGGCGACTGTTGGGTGTTCCGCGGGTTCATCGACGACATGCAGCCCTCCTATCTGCCCGACGGCACCGACACCGTCGAACTGCACTGCGTCGACGCGCTCGGCGAGGTCAACCGGGCCAAGTTCGTCCCCTACGACGTCCCGTGGGGTGCCGGCGAGAACGCCACCCAACGCGTCACCCGCATCTTGAACCTGGCGATGTGGCCGGTTGCGAAACGCCAGATCGGGCCGTCGTCGACCGCCCTGCTGGGCTCGGACCTGGGCGGACAGGCCGCCGACCTGTTGGGTGTCGTGTCGGAGTCGGTGGGTGGCGCACTGTTCGGCGACCTCGAGGCGAATGTCGTGTTCCACGGCCGGGACTGGCAGGCCTACCCGGCGGGTACCCCGCCTGACGGGACGATCGGCAATGTCGACCCGGGCGTGCCCGGCTACTGGATTCCGGGCACCCCTGAGGTCCCCGCCCATTTGGACACGGCGGCGGGCGTCGTGTCCACCGTCGCCCCGACGGTGCCCGCCGCGCAGCGTCAGGTCACGTCGGATCCGGCCGGGGTGACCGTCGTCGACGCCGGTGGGGTGTCGACGATCACCGGCCCGAACGGGCTGCGCTGGGCCCAGTTGGATCAGATCAACCAGCGCCGGTTCGTGTTCCCCGGGGTGGCTGGGAACTACCTGTCGGTCTCCAACGCCGCCAACCTGAAGATCACCGGTGACATCGAGATCGTGGCGCGCTGCGATGTCAGGCCCACTGTCTCTGGCGTCATCTACTGCTATGACGGATCACCTCGTGGCTGGAGGCTGTATTACGCCACCAACGGGCAGATCAACTTCAACCCGGCCCTACCGGGGACCAGCTACTCCAGTACGGTCGTGCCGGGCACTGCGGGTGCGATGACGTGGATCAAGATGACTCGTGTTGCTGCCAATGGCCTCATCTCGTTCTATTGGGCGCCCGACAGTCCGACCGAGCCGATGACGTGGACGGCGGCTGGTACCAATAGCTCGACGGCAGGCAACCTGCCGCTCCCGACGACGGGTGTGTTAGCGACGATCGCGGCTCGGGCCGCTGGTGGTTCGTCCGAGATGTTCGCCGGTCGTATCGCCCGTGTCATCGTCCGTGACGGGATCGCCGGCCCCACCGTCCTCGACGTCACCGAGTCGGACGCCGCCACCGTCCCCGCCGGCGCCACCAGCTTCACCGCCGGCACCGGCCAAACCGTCACCGTCACCCAAACCGCCGGCAACACGATCATCCAAGCCCTCCCCGACCAAACCGTGTGGCGGTTCGACGCCAACGACTACCCTGGCAGCGGACTCACCTACACCGACCCCCGCGGCCGACAGTGGACCCTCTCCGCCCCCGGCGCCGTCGCCCCGTACCAGCCGGCGACCCCACCCGTGTGGGTGCCGCCCGTCCCCGGCGACGTCTGCCCCACCTCGTGGACCCGCCCGTTCGACCGCGCCGACATCGCCACCCGCGTCATCCTGGGCCGCGACAACACCACCTTGGACCCGCCATCCGTCCCCATCCAACTCGACGACCAGGCCGGCATCGCCCTGTTCGGCATCGAACCGTTCGAACGCACCTACCTGCTCACCCGCGACGACGACGACCTGTACCTGCTCGCCCAACGCATCCTGGAAACCCGCGGCTACCGCTACCAGCCCCGCGTCCGCACCGTCGACTTCGACGCCGCCACCTCTGACACCGCCCTCGATCTGATGGCCGTCGCCACCCCCTACCTGCCGTCCCGCTACCGCTGCCGGCTCCGCTTGGAGCGGGGCGACATCTTCGACGAGGAGATGTTCGTCACCGGCCTCGCCCACGAGATCGAACCGGGCCGCTGGCACGCCCAATACAACTTGGACTCCGCCGCCCCCTACGCCGTCGCCGACGTCCGCTGGGACACCGCCCACTGGGACCGCGACCGCTGGACGATCGCCGTCTGAAAGGCACCCTATGGCCACCGTCCCCAACGTCTCCGCCGGCGAACTGATCCAGTCGTCGTGGGGCAACACCGTCGCCAACGAGCTCAACGGCAACGTCGTCAAGAAGTCGACGGCGACAACCCAAGCCGTCGCCGGCGCGTTCCAGTCGGCGTCGCTGACCGTCACGCCCGGCGGCGTCAACGTCGCCTCGACGATCACCGCTGGCAGCACGATTTCCACACCGGGATCGGTCAACGCCGGTGGCGCGGTGACGGCGACCGGTGCAGTCAGCGCCGGGAGCAGCTCACCCGACCCGGGCACCGCCGCCGCCGGTGTGCTCGCCCGCTCCGACGGGGCGATCGTCTCGGTGCTGATCGGTGGGACCGTCCCCGCCAACTTGGGTCTGACCCGTTCCGGGAGCCCGGCCGGTGACGTCGGCCAAGCCTTCGTCCACTTCCGGCGCACGTCGGCCAACACCCTCATCGGGTCGATCACGATCAGCGGGACCGGCACCACCGTCGCCTTCAACACGTCGTCGGACCGGCGCGCCAAACACGACGACGGGCCGATCGTAGACGCCGCCCGCCGTGTCGCCCGGCTCGCCCGCCGCGCGTTCCGTGGCCGCTGGCGTCCGCTCGGCGACGACGGCGTCCCCGGCGACCCGCCCGCCGACACCACCATCTGGGACCTCCTGTCGTCGCAGGACATCGAAGATGTCGCCCCCTACGCGGTCACCGGTGAGCGCGACGCCGTCGACGACGACGGCAACCCGATCTTCCAGCAGGCCGACTATTCCAAGCTCGTCCCGCTGCTGGTCGCCGCGTTCGGTGAACACGAATCCCGACTGGACGCCCTCGAACACTCTGGAGGTGCCCGATGACCTACTGGGATCAGGCGCTGCTGTCCAACGATCTGGAGTTCCAGCAACGTCTCGGCGCCGCCGCCGCCGTCGAAGTCGACGTCCCGGCCGGGCAGTCACCGCTCGGCTGGGCCGCCGACCACCAATGGCAGATCGCCGCCTCACCCGGGTTCGCCGACGCCTACGCCTCCGCCCTCGCCGCCGACGTCCCCAACCCTGGCCGCGACCCGGCCGTCATCTCCGACCAGATGATCCTGTCAGCCATCCAAGCCCTCATCGCGGGAGGAGGTGCAACAGCATGAGCGACCAGCCCGACCAGCCCACCGAGCCCGAGCTCGACGAGCCCGATCATCCGACCGATGCCGGCGACGACGACGACGACGCCGTCGACGCCACCGACAACGAGTGAGATGATGGCAATCGGTGAGTCCAACCACGCCGTGCGTCGAGTACGACGGTTTCCGCAATGCCAACGGCTACGGGCGGGTCAACAAGCGCGTCGGCGGCAAGCTCGTCAGCGAGTACGTGCATCGGCTCGTCTGGGAAGCGACGAACGGGCCGATCCCGCCAGGAATGCTGGTGATGCATCTGTGCGACAACCCGCCGTGCTATCGGCTCGACCATCTCCGCCTCGGGACACCGGCCGACAACATGGCCGACATGAAGGCCAAAGGGCGAGCGCGCACGAGGCCGAACGCTCCCCAGCATGCTCCGGCGCTCAAGCCGGGACGGCTCGGCGATCGCGACCACTGCAAGCACGGTCATCCGTTCACACCCGAGAACACCTGCGTGGACCCGCGCGGCTGGCGGTCCTGTCGTATCTGCCGTCGGGCATCCGATCGGCGGCGGCGAGCTAATGGGCGGCATCTACCTGGATTGGTTGGCTGACGAACTTCGTGCCGCGGGCGGCAACGTCGTCGAGTACGACACCCAGTGGAAACGACGAGCCCGGAGTTCCGGTGGCTTCGCGGCACAGCCGTTGGGGGTGAGCTTCCATCACACCGCCGGCGCCAGCGGTGCCTCAGCCAAGTCGGAGTGCGACTACATGTGTGTCGCCGCCGGGAACTCGAACAAGCCGACCGCCAACATCTACATCGCCCGCGACGGCACGATCTGGGTTCTGGCCGCCGGGGCGACGAACACGTCCGGCAAGGGCGGCCCGCTGACCCTGTCACGCGGCACCGTCGGCACCGACTGTGCCAACACCACCACGGTGGGGATGGAGATGGGCAACAACGGGGTCGGCGAGCCGTGGCCGGAGGTCCAGATCGACGCCGCCTTCCTCGCCTCCAACGCGATCAACCGCCGCCTCGGCAACCAGCCCACCGACGTGTTCAGCCACAACCTCTACGCGCCCTCGAGGAAGATCGACCCGGCCACCGCCGCCGCCGTGCAGGGCCCGTGGAAGCCACGCAGCTGCACCAGCTCGGGCACCTGGAGCACCGACGACATCCGCGCCGAATGCGCCCGCCGCGCCACCACCACCCCGACCCCGCCCGCACCGACCCCCGAGGAGGACGACGACATGGCGACGGTTCCCGCGATATGGAGGATGGACAACGACAACGCACCGTTCGCCGTGTACATGAACGGGCAGAGCCCGCTCGGCTACAAGGTCTGGCTGCCGTCGGGGATGTACCAGGCGTTCCAGAACCTGTGCAAGATCAATGGCTGGAGCACGATGGTCAACATCCAGACCGACCCCAACATGTTCAAGGCGTTCGGTCCGGTGCTCGGCCCGATCCCCGCCGGCCACGACCAGTGGGGTCTGCCCACATGACCGCCGACATCGCCGTCGGCCACCACGCCGCTGCCGACGTCGCGTTCCTGGTCGCCGTCATCTGCGCCGGGCTGGCCGCCGCCTCCGCGGTGTTCGCCCCGCCGGCCCGGTCCTGGCACGAGCTCGTCTGGTCAACCGTGTTGGGCTGGGCGGCCGTCGCCCTCATCGCCCTCGGATTCATGCTGCTGTGAGCACGCCGCCGCCGCCCACTCGGCCGCTGTTGCAGCGTGAACCGGTGCGGGTCATCAACGCCGCGTTCACGCTCGCCGCCGCGGTCAACGCCGTCCTGTTGGGCGCCGGCGCCTACTCGGGTGCCGTCGCCGGGGTCGTCACCGGGATCATCGCCGCGGTCGCCGCGTTCACCAACGAGCTGTTCACCCGCGCCGAGGTCGTCCCACTCCACCCGCTCGAGGATCTCGCCGATGCCCAACGAGGAGCCGCCACGCCGCCGCAGCCTGGGTGATGCCCTGGCCACCCGCTCGACGGTCGACATCATGATCCTGGTGTTGGTGTTCGTCGTCTCCGTGTCGATCCTGGCCACCGGGGCGACCGTCGCGGTGATCGAGATCGCCCACCCGGAGTCGGACACGACGACGGTCGTCGAGTCGTTGACGTCGACGATCACCGGGATCATCGGCGCCTTGCTCGGTCTGATCGCCGGCCGCTCCGAAGCGTCCAAGCCGCCCGGCCCGTGACCCCGACGGCGGCGATCGGGACGCTCGCTGTGGCGGCGGCGGTGTCGGGCGGGCTGGTCGCCGCCGTGTTCACCTGGCAGACCGTCGCCGGGGTCGACACGACACCATCCACCACGACGACGGTGACCGTCGCCGGCCCGCCCGGCCCGCCCGGCCCGCCCGGCCCCGCAGGCGACCGCGGTCCGGCCGGCCCGCAAGGTGCGCCCGGTCAGGACGCCACCGTGGCGATGGTCGCCGCCGCCGTCGCCGCCTACTGCGCCGACAACGCCTGCCGAGGCCAGCCCGGCCCGGCCGGCCCGCAGGGCGAGACCGGTCCCGCCGGTCCCGCCGGTGTCGGCATCCCCGGCCCCGCCGGTCCCGCTGGTCCCGCCGGTCCCGCCGGCAAGGACGGCGCCTCGATTCAGGGCCCATCCGGCCCGGCCGGCCCGGCGGGCGCGGATGGAGTGGGCATCCCTGGCCCGATCGGCCCGCAGGGCGAGCCGGGCGAGCAGGGGCCGCCGGGGCCGGTCCCGTCGACGTCGACCCCGACGCTCGCCGACCTGTGCCCGGCCGGCACCCAACTCGTCACCATCGACGTCCACCAACGCCAACCCGTCGACACCGACCGCACCGTCACCCTCTGCGCCGTCCCCTAAGCCGGGGGCCCGGATCTGGTTCACGTGTAGGCGACGAACAGCCACAGGCAGATGAGGAAGCCGGCGGCGATGGCCAGCCACAGCCACGTCGACGACCACGGCCCCTTCGGCTCGAGCGGCGGCAGCCCGTTCACGCCGCGTCCCCGTACATGGCGTCGATCACCGGGCGGGCCTGCGGATCCCACCCCGAGTAGCCCATCGTCGTGGCGATGTTGGCGTGCCCCATCGTCTTGGCGACTAACAGCAGGTTGCCGCCGGCGATGCGGGTCATCTCGGTGCCGAACGTGTGCCGCAACTGGTGTGGCGTGCCGACGATCCCCAACGCCCGGAAGTGGCGTCGCACGATGTCCCCGATCGTGTCGGGGGTGACCTGGCGGCCGTGGCGGCCGACGATGACAGGACCACGCACCCCGATCCCCTCGAGCAGGCCGGCGAGCATCGGGTGGATCGGCACGAGCCGGTCCTTGCCGCCCTTGCCGTCACGCACGACGAGCTCGCGGTGGTGCAGCGACACGTCGACGGCGTCCAAGGCGGCGATCTCGGCGTTGCGCAGCCCGGCGTACATGCCGAGCCCGACGATGCGCCGGGTCCGCAACGGCCCGCAGGCCAGGACGCAGGCGACGGCGTCGTCGGGCAGTGGGCGCGGCATAGCCCGGGGGACACGCACCCGGTCGACGTCGTCGAGCGGATTGGCGGCCAGGCCGTCGCGGCGCACCGCCCAGGCGTAGAACATCTTGAGGTCGGAACGGTAGGCGTGACGGGTCTTGGCGTTGCGATGCCGGGCGAGGTACTCCTCGACGTCCTCGGCGCGGGCGGCGTCGAGCGGCAGCGGGTCGATGAAGTCGCCGAACAGGCGGACGGTGGCCAGGTAGCGTTCGACGGTCTTGGCGGCGAGCCCGCGCGACTGCACGTGGCGCCGGTAACGGTCCAGCATGGACTGATTCCCCCTCGGTGTGATGCCCGCTGGCCCGTCCATCGGCACGTCGACGGTGAGGCAATAGCGACGATCGTGTGACGATCCCAGCCCGCTCATGCGGCGACGGCGAGGACAGCGAGTCCCGGATAGCGCTCGTTACCCGGTGCAGTAGGGCCGGGATCATCTCCGTCGAGCAGCCAGTCGACGGACACGTTCGTGACACCGGCCCACATCTCGATCACCGGGTAGCTCGGTACATGCGTGCCCGTCTCCCATCCGGCGACCGCTGAACGACTCACGCGCAGCCGTGCCGCCATGTCGGCCTGACGTTTCCCGGCGTGCTCGCGGGCCTTGCCGGAAATGTCCGACCTGTGATTGGATGTCGGACATGCACCTCGTGTCCGGGGGCGGCGAGCGGCCCGTGTGGACCTTCACCGACAGGTTGCGCAACTTTCCGTTGCAATCTGTGTCCGACATATGACAACATCCGGATTGTGTCAGAGTCCGACTTGCTCTCGCCGCAGGCTGCCGCCCTCATCCTCCGAGTGAGTCCGCGCACCATCGCCCGATGGGCCGACGACGGGCTGCTCGGGGACGTCGTGTTCACCGAGGGTGGACAACGCCGGTTGTCCCGTGACGCCGTCGAGCGGCTCGCCGCGGACCGGGCGGCGTCGTGACCCCCGCCGAGCTCGACGCCCTCGCCGTCCTCCAGGCCGACACCCGACTCCGCTACCAGCTCGCCCGGCTCCCCATCCTGTCCTGGGAGCCGGCTTCCGCCCCACCTCCACCTCCGGGCAAGGCTGCCGCCCGTCCGACCGGTGGAGGTGGGGCACCATGACCGACGACCTCGACGACCTCGACGACGAGGCGGCGTTGGCGTTGCAACGGCTACGCATCGCCCACCTCGAAGCGATGCTCACCCGGCTGCGCGACGACGACCCGGACCCGCAGGACGTGGCGTGAGCCGCCAGCCGAGCGCCGCCGCCGAGCGCCACCGGCGAGCCGCCACCCGCCCGACCACACGCCCCGGCTCCGAAACCACCGGCCTCGCCGTCGGCGACCCGGTCCGCGTCGCCCGTAGCGGGGGGAGCACAGGCACGTGGAGCCGCTACGACGGGCGCAACGGCTGGGTGGCGGCACTGACCACCCAAACGTTCCCGTCGGGCGTCACCTACGTCGAGATCGGTGTCAGCTGGGTGCAGCCGACCGACCGTCGCAACCCGGCAACGGACGCCTGGTTCCGTGCCGACGAACTCGAAGCGGTCGAGCCGTGACCGGCCCGCACCGTCCCGGCCGTCCCGCGGGCCCCGCCGTCACCCCCACCACGGCGGCCGGGGAGCCGACCGAGGCCGACATGATGCGCGCCGTCTTGGACGCCGCCCGGTTCACCGGATGGCGGGTCGGCCACTTCCGTCCCGCCCGCACCAAATGGGGGTGGCGCACCCCGGTCGAAGGTGACGGCACCGGGTTCCCCGACGCCGTCATGATCCACCCGGCCGCCGGACTGTGCTGGTGGGTCGAATTCAAGACGGCCCGGGGCCGGCTGTCAGCCGAGCAGGAACGCTGGCGGGACGACCTCGTGCGGGCCGGCCAGGTGTGGCGACTGGTGCGCGGCCGGGCCGGGCTCACCGCCCTGCTCGACGACATGGCGACCCTGCCACGGGTGGCGTCGTGAGCAACGAGCTGGTCGTCGGCCGCGACGGACGCATCTACATCATCTGCGGCGAACCGAAGGCCGGCTACCGGGTCTACGCCGTCAACGAGGAACCGTTCGCCTCCTACGAGCGCAAGTACGAGGCCCGCCGCGACCTGATGCACGGCCGGCTGGAGGCACCGTCGTGATCGCCGCCGACTTGGCCGTCGACGTCGTCCTGGCGGTCATCGGGTTTGGGGCGGTTGTCGTCGCCCTCGTCGACGCCGCGCATGTATGGCATAACCGGCCACCGGTCGTGCGCGACCGCCACGGACGGTGGCGGGCAGCACCGCGACCAGTCAACGGATGGGGACGGCGATGAGCGACAACCGCGAGGAGATCACCATGGACATGAACGGCAACATGAACGGCTCCGAGTTCCGCGCCAACGCCGGACTCATCACCTGGGAACTCCGACTCCCGGGTGCCATCCCCGCCGAGGTCTGGCCGGTGCTGCGCCGTCTGCAAGCCGCCGCATGCAAGGCGTCGGTGGCGATCGACGCCGCCATCGAGACCGCCCGCGCTGACGAGGTGACGGCAGAGCAGTGAGCGGCGACGAGAAACCGGACATCGTCTACGGCCGGCTGCTCGAGGCCGCCCACATCTCCGGCTACGGCTTCGATCGGATGACCGACGAGCTGTTGTGGTTGCTCGACGGCGACCACTGGCGGCATGTCGGGCCCGGCTACAGCAACGTCAACGAGTTCCTCCGGTCGATCGACATGTCCGCGTTCAACATCGCCGACAAGGTGACGTTGCATCGACGGATCCACGAGTTGCAGCCGACGGCCACCGAACGGGCCATCGGCCAGGCCACCGGGACTCCCAAGAGCACCGTGCATCGCGACCTTGCCCCAGATGGGGCAACCAACACGCCAGAGGTCGCTTCTGAGCAGGTTGAACCCAGTCAGCTTGCCCCAGATGGGGCAGCCAACACACCACATGTCACTCGCAACAGCGGGCAGGACGAGTGGTACACGCCGCCCGAGCTCACTCACGCCGCCCGTGACGTGCTCGGCGTCATCGACTTGGACCCGGCCTCGAGCGAGGCCGCCAATCGCACCGTCAAGGCAGCCCGGTTCTACACCGTCGACGACGACGGGCTCGCCCAGGACTGGAAGGGCCGGGTGTGGATGAACCCGCCGTACTCGACCGGGGTGGTCGACCGGTTCGTGTTCAAGCTGCTCGACGTCTTCCAGTCGGGCGACGTGCCCGCGGCGGTGGTGCTGACGAACAACGCCACCGACACACGCTGGTGGCAGGCGCTCGCCCGGCGCAGCGCAGCGGTGTGCATGGTCGCCGGCCGGGTCCGTTTCCGCGCCGCGTCCGGTGAGGTCGCCGGCGCCGGGCTGCAGGGCCAGTCGGTGTGCTACCTCGGCGACCACGTCAGCACGTTCACCGAGCGGTTCCGCGAGTTCGGAGTCGTGCTGTGAGACAGCGCCGCTTTGTCGCCGGTCAGCAGTTCGTGGCTGGTGGCGTCCAGTTCCGAGTCGCCAGTGGGAGCAAGGGTTCCGGCGATCTGCGCCTCGACTGGTGTGTCGGTGGTGACTGGCAACCGGTCCTGCTCGATGCCGTCTTCGCTGTCGTCGACATGGTCGCCGAGAACGAGGACCGACTGTTCCCCTATCCGGCCAAGGGTGGCGAGGAGACGATGCGGTATCTCCGCATCGCGCGCATCCAGGGCTGGCAGGAGGCGTCACGTCTGTTGCATCTCGCCCGGGTGAGCCGGCATCGCGAGCAGGAGTTCACAGCATGACCGCGGAGATCGCTGGTGCGGCCGGGGCGGGGGGGACCCCGGCCGCGCCCGCCGACCGTACGGGCGAGTCCGTGGGTGCGGTCACAGCTGGGGAGCTGGCGGCCGCACCCACACCCGCCGCGGTGCCCGACAAGGTGTCACCAGGCAAGAGCCCACGGGCGCAGGCGTACAACGAGCTGTACTCGTTGGCCCGGCTGACGACGAACACGGCGATGGTCCCCCGCCCACTCCGCGGCCGCCCCGACGAGGCGTTCGCCGTGATGGTGTACGGCGCCGAGCTCGGCCTCGAACCGATGGCGGCGATGCGGTCGATCTTCCTGATCGAAGGCCAACCGACATGCTCGGCGCAGCTGATGCGCGCCCTCATCCAAGCCGCCGGCCACATGCTCGCCTGGCGCGAGGTCGGCGAGTCCCGGGTCGTGCTGTACGGGCGGCGTCGTGACACCGGCGCCGACACCACCGTCACCTGGACGCTCGACGACGCGCGACGGGCGAAGCTGGCCGGCAAGGGCAACTGGGCGACCTACCCCCGGGCCATGCTCGCCGCCCGGGCCACCTCGGAGATCGCCCGGCTGCTGTTCGCCGACGTCCTCCACGGCATCGCCTACACCCCCGAGGAGGTCGGCGCGGTCGGCCCGTACGCGGCGATCGACGTCGACTGGCAACCACCCGACGACGACGACGACTCGCAGCTGCGTTACGTGAATCGGGACACCGGCGAAGTGTTCGACGACGACACCCCCGCCCACGTCGTCCAGGCCGCCGTGTTGGACGCCGAAGACGCGATGGACGCCGAGTGGCTGGCCGAAGCCCGGGCCGATCCGGGCGACACGGTCGACGGCCGTGTCGCCCAAGCCGACCTCGACCTGGAAGGGGACGATTGATGCCGCGGACCAGCTACGAGTTCGACCACAGCCGCAACGTCTGCCGGTGCGGGCTGGATCTGCCCCCGGCGGCCGTGTGGACCGAGTTCACCGTGGCGTGGCATCGCTACCACCACACGCTGTGGGAGCACACCGCCCGCACCGTGCGCGGCACGAAGCCGACACTGGCCCAGGCGCGGGAGCTGATCGGCCGGGCCGGCGCCTACATCGAGGCGCTCGAAGCGGAGGCCCGGACGTTGCGGGTGGAGATCGGCGAGCTGCGCGACGAGCTCGCCGAGCGGCGCGGGCCGGTGGCGTCATGAACCGTCTCGCCGCGACCGTCGTGTCGCTGGCCGTGCTGTGCGGCTGCACACCCCGTGAGGTCGAGCTGTGGACGGCCTGGCATGCCAAGGACCCGGCCGCCGCCGAAGAGTTCGCGCACAGCCTGGCGAACCGAACAGAACAACAGCCGGCCGGCCGGGACGGCTGTGACGGGATCTACGACGAGATGATCCGCCAAGGCGCCAACGCCGGCGTCGCGCAACGCTTCGCCTACCGCATCGCCCCCCGCGAATCAGGCTGCCACCCACAGTTCGTCCACGACCGCGACGACTGGTCGTACTCCCGGTTCGGGCTGAACGGGCTCACCGCCGGGCTGCGAGCGAACTGGCGGGCATGGTGCGGCGCCGACGTCCGCTCCGACACCCGGGTGCTGTCCACCGACGTGGCCTGCGCACTCGCCGCGTACCACCGGATGGGCTGGCAGCCATGGAACTGACCGCCGGCAAGCACCGCAAACGAGACCGGCGATGACCGCGCTCACGCTGCCGGGGATCGACGTCGGCCCGTGGCAGGTCCGCAACCACCGCGATCGAGCCGCGAACGCCCTCGCCGACCGCCACTACTCACGTCGCCGGCGCCTACGAGTGCGCCCGGTGCCGACGCCCCACCCACCTCCGATCGGAAGACACATGAACGATGGCCGGTCCGCAATGGGTCCGTCTGGACGTCGCCTACTTCTCCAACCCGAAAGTGTTACGGGCCGGCAAGGACGCCGCCCTGATGCATCTGGCCGCCGTCTGCTACCTCGGCGCCCACGAGATGGACGACGGCATCCTGCCGGCCGAAGCTGTCCCCGTCCTGGCCGCCCTGGTCAGGGTGCAACGCCCCGGCGAGGTCGTGGACCGGCTGATGAAGCACGGCCTGTGGCATCGGGCCGACGACGGCGGATACATCATCCACGACTACGACGTGATGAACGGCGCCCGCTCAGAAGCTGCGGCAGCACGCCGACGGCAACGCGACCGGCGGGCCAGACAGCTCACCGAACAAGAACAAACAGCGTGACAAACACCGTGACATGTCACGCCTCCGGTCACGGGGATGTTCGGCGCACGGACGGACGGACGTACGGACGGACGTACGGACGTCTTAAGAACCTCTTCATCTGAGAGATGAGTCTCTGTGACTGACACCGAAGCAACGACACTGATCGCCCGGATCAAGCACACCTGGCGAGGCGGACCGCACCCCGACATCTGGCGAGAAGTGCTACTCGATCTCGACGCCGGAACAGCCGGCACCACCATCGTCCGCCTCGCCCGCGAACACGACGACCCGCCCACCATCGCCCTGTTCATCCGCACCTACCGCAGCCTCGACACCGCCGCCAACGACCCCGTCTCCCCACCACCGCCCGTCGGCTGCCCCATCTGCCAACCGCATGACCGCGACACCGGCCACTGGGACGGCTGTCCCAACCAGCCGATCCCGTTCGACGACCCACGAGCACAGGCCGCCTTCCGGGCCGGCCACCGCCAAAGCCAACACGAACTGTGGGACATGTCCGACGGCCGAGCCGGCACCCCACCCGAGGAGTTCTGACCATGGGCACTGAACCGCCGTTCAAATCCCGGTTCCTGCTCGGCACCCACCAACCGACCTGGCTGCGCCACGTCGACATCCCACTGTTCGTCTCCCACACCCGACTCCACCGGCAACGCCGACTCCCACGCGCCCACTGCCAATGGGCGCTCGACTCCGGCGCATTCTCCGAGATCGCCATCCACGGCGAATACCGCACCACACCCCGCCAGTACGCCACCGCCGTCGCCCGCTACCGCGACGAGATCGGCAACCTCGACTGGGCCGCCCCACAAGACCACATGTGCGAACCATCGGTACTCGCCCGCTCCAACATCGCAGGCACCGTGACCGAAGCACAGGACTGGACCGTCCGGAACGTTCTCACGCTGCGTTCCCTCGACCCCGACCTGCCAATCATCCCGGTGTTGCAAGGCCAGACACTCGCCGACTACCGGCGACACGTCGACGCCTACAACCGGGCCGGGCTCGAAGGTTTTTCTGGCTGTCGACCCCGCAGGAC